TTGGTCAACCTCATAAACATAAGCCAACATACCAAGTCGTCTTCTACCTGATGAAATATTATCTGAAGCCAAAGTAATTACATCAGGTGACCAAGCAGCACCCGTTCCTTTTGTAAACTCAATAGGAATAGTATTCCCTGAATATTCAATACTTCCCGTTGTACCTGATGGTATTGTATAATATAGGTCAGATAAACTGAAAACCTCCATATAACCACCCGTATTGTTAACACTGAAAGTAGTACCATACGTATTGTTTCTTGGAACACTCTGTGTTCCATTTACTTGGATGGACGATATTGGGTTTTTATATGGAAAGCTCATCTTTCAATTAAGTATCTAATTTACTACCTCTAAAAAATAAATTATATGTATTATCCAATTCAAAATTGGTTGACGGATATGTAGTATAAACTCGATATGTTGTATTAGCAATTGTTGGTCCAACATATGTAAATGTATTTTGATATATAGTTGGTTCCATTTTAACACTAGTAAATACATTCGGATTAACTACCCCTAAGTCAATTTCTAATTGATACTTATAATTACTTCGATTTATTGGGATTAACCATGTGTACCACGCTTTACATCCAACGGTATTTTCAGGTACCATAATAGTACTAAAGTTATAAGCAATTATAGGATTACCATACGTATCTAAACCACCACTTGATTGTGGTACTAAAGTTTTAATAACTGCAGGGAATAAACCTGTTGACCATCCTGAGAAATTAACATATAAATTCATATCAGTTTGGAATGTAGAAGCACTTAAGTTAGGTCTTGTAGCATTAGTGAACCCATAAAAACTAGAACCATTTGAGCTCATGTATGAACCAATACTTGATGAACCTGAATATGGTTCAATCAGTAAATAAGCCCTTGGTGTTTCAGTCGTAGGTGTTGGTGTTGGTGTAAGTGTGGTTGTAGGAGTAACAGTATTAGTAGGTGTTATAGTAGGCGTAACAGTATTTGTTGGTGTAATACTTGGAGTTAATGACAGTGTTGGTGTAACACTTGGTGTAATACTTGGAGTTGGTGTGTTTGTTGGTGTGATTGATAATGTCGGGGTATTTGTTGGTGTTATACTTGGAGTCGGTGTTGGTGTTACACACATGTGTTCTTGTGTAAAAACACACCCTGTTGAATCAATTATTTTTAATAGAACTTTAGGTGCGTATTTAAAAGACTCCGGAGCGTTAAAACTGACTGAAGGTGGTACATATTCATAAATTGTAGTTGCAGTAACACATGAAAATTCATACACATCACATACATAAACAAGATATGGTGGAGTACCACTAAGATTATCAATCGTAATTAAACTCATTTAAAATAAATAGTTTTAATTACATTATGTACGACAAGAAATTTTGTAAACTATTCTTACGGTAATTGTTAATACATCATCTTTATACACCTCAACACCTCCGATGACATCGGATTCAAAATTTATAGTATTAGTATCCAAATTAATTTCATAATTCTTTATGTATGGTATCGTATTAACTAATGATGTTATACCTTGAGTAAACGCGCTAATTGATGGCGTTTGTGTTAAAGTTTTTGACGTGTAAAATGAACCTGAATAAGTTACACCATCTAATTCAATATCACAGAAAAATCTAGCATAATTTAATTTACAATCTTGGTGACCCGAAATCAAACTCAAATACCCTCGACTTAACATATTTGAAAAATTTAAAAATGAAGATGGTACATACGATGTACTTCCAACAGAATAGGAATAACTTGAACTAACTGTTCTAGGCGGATTACAAGTTATTGTAAAGTTTTTAGTTGTTTCACATTTACTAAGTCCACTAACCGTTAACGTATATGTTCCGGCAGTTAAACCCGTAAGATTAATACCTGTTTGACCATTAACATTATCACTCCAAATTAAATCAAAAGGTCCATCGTTATCACTAATCAAAACATTTATAGTTCCCCCACTTCCGTTTACACAATCACTACCAAATAATGTAAAATTATAAGGTGAAATATAATCAACGATAGTACCTTTAATTTGTGTACATCCAGTTAAGTCAGAAACTGACACATCGTAACTTCCAGGTTGTAAATTTGTAAATGAATATGTTGTTGCAGTTGTTGGTGCCGAAATATCACCATTACTACAAGTATAGGTATATAATGTACTTGCGGTGGTACTCGGAACAACATTTACCTGTATTATTCCAGAATTTAAAGAACAATATGAACTTTGAGCACTTAATGAAAAATCAAAAGATGTTTCATTTAAAACTGTGACATTTGAAGAATAGGTACACGCACTACTAGAATCAGTTATTGTTAATGTGTACACACCTGAACTTAATTGACTAAAATTATTCGATGTGAATTGGCTATTAACAATACTTGTGATACCACTATTATTTAATAATGTATAAGTATAAGGAGGTGTACCACCTAAAATATTAGCCTGTATTGACCCACCATTATATTGACACTGTGAATTAATAACATTAGTTGATAAATATGAAAATGATTGTGGAACTGCTAACGATACACTTGTAGTAAAATTACATAATGCAACATCTGTCACTTGTAATGTATAACCACCTGAGTTTAAATTACTGAATGTAACATTAGTATCATAAGTAACAATCGAATCCCCATTACTTAATAAATAAAAATAAGGTCCAGTGCCCCCTGATATATAAAAATTTATAACCCCGTCAGACGCAAAACAAGTTGGTGATGTAACTGTGTATGTAACCAAACCTAATGGATTTGCGTTAGCCACAGCAATATCTTTAGTTAATGAACATCCATTCCCATCAATAATTGTTAAACTATATATACCTTGAGTTAATCCAGTAACAACTGTAGTTGCACCTGTTTGTAGAATATTACTTGTCCATATATACGTAAATGGTGAAATACCTGTAACACCAGTAATATAAATTTTACCGTTAGTTAACGAACAAGCTGGATTATTAACAACGTAATAATCAAAATCTAAAACATTTGGATTAGTATGTATTACAACGGATTCGGTTTCACACTCACAAGTACCTTCACCTCCAATAGTTGCATAGTACATACCTTCTGATAGATTACTAAATAACACCTCATTAAATACAGTGTTAGCACTATTAATTAATACATAATCTTTATATAAATAAACAATATTAGTAGGATTTCCTGACGTAATATTAACAGTTAAATAAGAATTATCAGTACTACATGATGGATTAGTCCCTGTAGTAATATTCGCAGTATTTGATGAAAAAACTACAAAACTAACAGGTCCTGTTATGTCATTAACAGGTACTGTTGATGCTGTAACGTTAAAGGTATAGGTTCCGGCACTTAGCCCTGTATAAGTTGTTGTATCACCAGTTATTGTCACTGTTGGTAATAAATTATAATTCCAACCAATTGTGTAAGGTGCAGTGCCACTAAAACTTAAAGTCACCGCCCCTATGGAACTATTAGTACAGTCTCCACTTAATGATATGTAATACGGAAATGCCATTATACTCCTTCTATTGTTACTTGTATTAATATGTTTAATCCTTCAACAACCCAAGTGTCATCAAATTCACAACTTAAAGTAATAACCTGTAAATTTTGATTGTTTGAATCGTAAATAATTTGTACTCCAGTTGAATTTAATAATCCTGAATTAGAAAATGATAAAATACCCTGATTAATCGTATTTGTCCAATCATTATTTGATGGTAATATATTTGGATAATAGTAAGTAGGTCCATTATCATAACTATAGGTATAACTTATACTATTATCCGAATTATGTATTGTAAATACATAACCATAATTAGCACTTACAATATTATAATTAGCAATACCTTCTTGAGTCGCCAACTCTAAAGCCCTACTATTTACTGCAAGTCCTAAAACACCTGTATCAGGTACTCCAATATTAAATGTTAAACTGTCACAATTATTGGTTAAAATAGTACCCGTAGATATTGGTCCAGGAATTTCTTCCAAAATAAATTGACACCCTCTTTGTCTTCTGTAAATAAATTTTTGTCTATGGAAAATTGAATTTTCAAATTTAGTTCCTGTATTCCATATTGTTGTTGCCGGAATAAATTGTTCAACAAGCCTAACCCAAAAATCGCCTAACCCATTAATATATTCAATCATATTTTGATACGTGAAATTATTACTTTCAATTCCTGTATCAGAATACATTGTCAAATATTTCCAAAATAATGATTGTAATGTCGGGTATCCACTTGTTTTACCATCCGATGAAAACATTCTATTCCTAACATTAATCATATTACTCCAAAATGTTTTATAAAATTCAAAAAAGTTTTCGGTTTGTGGTTGCGGATTTATGAACGTCCAATCGGTTCCACCTGTTTGTGGGTATGGTGATGATAGTCCAGTAAATGGTATTGGGTAGTTATTAGTATTAGACAAGTACCAAACATCATACGCCAATGCTTGAGCCGGATTTAAAAATAAATCAATATTTTTAACATTTAAAACTAATCTATCATCAGTATTAATATAATATGCGTCAAATACATTATCAGTATTTTTTCTTAAATCATTCGTTTGATTATACCAACTTTTCTTATTGTCGATTTCTTTTTTAATACTAAACCCGAAATTCATATATGGGAAATCTCTAAACCTTTCCAAATATTTTTCACCATATGTGAAAGGTTCTAAAGCTGTCTGTACATTAGTTTGTCCGGTAAATAAATTTACATTATTAACTAATATTTGAGGACTTCTGTGTCTCGGTGTTGACTCAATCCATCCCTCTCCTTTTTGAAAAAAGAAATCGTTACTGTAAGTTGGTTTTGTCGGATACCCTTCATTATCAACAGGATAATCATTTCTTGTAGTTGTAATACTTTCAACATTTTCAGTAATAGTGTACGCAGTATATGTGGAACCATTAAATCCATATATGTTTGTTCCATCTAATACCGTAAATTCTGGTGAGTATGTTCCTCCTGATATCTGTGAATATAAATTGTTAAATTTATTCATATTAACTTTATTATCCACAAGGTAAACATTCTCATTAAATTCAATTAAAGCCTTTGGAGCTCCAACAAAATTCAATAAAAAATCAATAACCTTTCTTGTACCTTTAGATTTAAAAAGATATGACGAATTAAGAATTAAATTTCTGTAATATTGGTTATTTAAATCTTGTTTTGTTTGTGACGTTGAGTAAGCAGGAAACGCATTTTCAGTTGTACCATATACCGATTCAAGAAATGCGGTATTAGATATCGGTGATATATTAATACCCCAACCTAATGTTTCCGCTAAATTAGTTAATAATCCCGAAGGAATATCATTACCAACATTATAGTTTACCGATGTAACATATTGAATTGCATCAATATATTTTTTAGTTTCATCAAAACTTCTACCATAAATTTTAAGGACTTTATCAACCTTTCCATCATTTGTATCGAATTCTTGGAATGCATTAGTTGTATAAAATCGAGATATTAAATTGGTTTTGTTTGTATCAAAATCAACACCTGCGGTTTGTAAATCGGTGATATAAGCATTAAACGCTTCTGTTCTGATATCTAAATTCCATGGACCATCTTTTGGAAATGTTAAAGTCCTAATTGATGTATATACTAATCCGTCATCCGATATTGTTGGTACTTTAAAAGTATATGTATATTCAGGAGTAGTATATCTATTTAAAATAACTTCTTCAATTTCACCTAATTCTAAATTAAATATTTCATTAACTATTGTATCGTTAGGTCGTATTAAATAAAAATCAGTAGATGATGAATTACCTGAAAATGGGTTTCCTTTAACATATACGGTTAAAGTTCCTGCAGTTAATGAAGTCGTTGGTTCTAAATAAGTTAACTCATATTGATTTGAGTTTATTTCTAAAATATAACTTAAATATTTTAAACTTAAATTACGATATTTTGAAACATTAAATCCTAAATTATTTAAACTTGATGTCGCGTTTACTGTAAAATTAATTCCAAATGGATTTCTTACAGTTTCTAAAGGTATAATTAATTTAGTTTCATCTTCATTACCATAATATGTAATACCTGATGCTGTCAATCCAGTTGTGTAATTACTTCTAATTGAAGGAACATCTATAGACCCAGGAAAGAAATTGATGATGTTCGTTATTGCAGCTTCAAATCTTTTACTCAAAGACCCATACGCAACAAAACTCATCACATCTGTTTCATCAAAATTAGGTAATATCTTAAAATTATAATTAAAAATTGATTGTGATTGAGCAATCGTATTAATATTAAGACTTTCTAATGATATTGGTTCTGAAAAAACACCAGTCTCAAAATTTCTATTAACTTTTTGTGTTGCGTTTGTTGTAAACGCAAAATTACCAAGCGTTAATCCACCACCTTGTGTTAATTGTAAACCAACAAGGTTATCTGAAAAGGTACCCTGACCTGATGCTTTTTGTGGTGGACACGTGTAATTAGCCATTACGCAGTTATATTGTCAAAATTCTTAGTGAAATCAATATTATTACCCCTGTCTTGTCTAACTTCGTATAACAACTCGTTAAATTGGTCTCTAATTTCGTAGAGATTATATTGTTTGTAAATGTTATTATCACTATCGTAAATAGTATAAATTCCATCTTCCATTGATTTAGTTTGATTACCATAAAGAGCAATTGCTAATGTTTCAATATCATTTTGAACAATTTCTACTTCAACAGTTGTAGGGTCAAAATATGTGTTTGTAATTAAAATATTTTGTCCAGGTGAACCTATAAATGGAGTTACATTAGGTTTGTTTGATGGTGATGAACTAGGTGAAAGTGTTAAAAACAAAAGATTACTTTCACTTTCAGTATATCGATATCTAACCGCTTTATCTGATGTGTTATTAACATTGGTTAATACCGCCTCACAATAAAAAGAAGATGTAATAATTCTAAAGAAATTAGTAATTTTACTACCATCAGTATTTAGATATTCAATTCTATAACCGACAAGTCCTTGATTTACAAATTTATTAAGATACTCAGATGGGACATTTAACAAATCAATTATAATACCTCTAACATTCGGTAATGCTGACAAAACCCCACAATCCGTGATTGTTGTTCTAATTTGAGTAGGTCTTAGTAATAAAGTATAAATCCCTAAACTATTAAATTCATCCGCAGGTAATGTAAGATTATATAACCCACCTAAAATTTCATTTGTACTACCACCAACACTTGTATTACTAAAATACGGTCTTAAAATATCTAACGAATTTAATTTTTTAAGAATAAAGTTTTGAGTTTCATCTCTTGATGGAGTATAATTTAATATAATTTCAACATCAGCCGGACTCACATCCGCCAATCTTATAGTTCCGTAATTACCTGTAGCCAAAGGTTTTTAGTTTAATAGTTTATTTTTATAAATAGTTAATTTTGTATTTCTAAACAATATTAAAAAAGTTATATCCGTAGTTTAGTAAATCATACATATTTGATACTTCCCCTATTCTTTGGAAATTTTCAACACCCGAATTTTTACCTCTTTCAACAAAAACACTATTAAATAATTGTGGTTGGTCAATGATGTTCAATAATGCCTCATTTTTAGTAATAGCGCTTACTGAAAACATTTCAGATGTCATACCTGAAGATGGTAATACAAATACACTAGTTCCATTAGAAAAATCATAATACGTTACATCATTAATGGTATATCCTGTATACGCTTCAGTTAATGAATCTATAGTACCATATGTACCATCTGCCAGTAATATTGATTGACCAACAGTAAACTGAATTGACCCGTATGTTATTAAGTCATTTAATCTTGATAGTGTATTACCACTAACAATAAATGGTACTGTGGTATAAAACGAACTCACCTGTTGGGCAAGATTATTATAAGCGTCACCAGTCGCAGTAAAGTTGTATGACGACGGAGTTCCACTCCAAGTTCCATTATTATTAGCAAAAGTAACTGTTCCAAATGGGTTATCATCAACACTAATTGAATACGGTATTCTAACAATTTTTTCAACATTTACTGTACCCCATGTGTTAACCTGTGTTAAAGTTATAGTATAATATACAGGTTGTGAAACAGGGTTAGGGTAAGTATGAGTTAAACTAATTGGGTAGGACGATGTAACTATTTCCTGACTACCGTCACCCCATTTAACGACATATGTTGAATCAAACAAATAAACATTTTCAGTATCCGATGTATTAATAAAACTATATGTATATTCATCATTCACATTACCATAAAATATGAAATTAGTCGATATGACTTCTTGTGATATATTACCATCAAAACCACTATAATATCCAATGTCTTGATATTTTTGTTTTAATAATATTGGTACAGTTAAACCAGTCAGTAATGATGTACCATTAATTCCACCACTTAAAATATTTGTTAATCCTGTATAAACACCAAAACTATATCCACTATAGGTTTCGTTTATAATGTCCCCATTAAGAACTTCAGGTGATATTTTTATTCTATATATGTCCATCATTTAAGGGTTTACGTATTCATACCAATCTATTTTGTTTAGGATATTATCAATTTCATCAACAGGTGTAATTGTGTATGTATAATTGGTATAATTAAAGTTTACTTGTTTATAATAAAAATCATAGGATAACTGGTTTGGACTTGTAGATTCATTTTGATTTTTAGTTGTAAACACAGTAAATTGACCTGTATTTGCGTCAAAAAATTTACAACTCATATACAAGGTGTCAATATTTAAAATACTTGGGTCTTTAAACCAATAAATAAAAAACCCCTCTTGATTTTTATTATAATTTAAAGTGTATGATGGAATATCTAATTCAACTAATCTTTCAGGATTTTGTAAAAGATATGGTACTTTATTATTCCTTTTATTTATTATTATAGTTAGATAATTTTTTCTTCTTAGATTATTTGTAGTATCATACAAATCTAATTTAAAAAATGATTTACCAAATTTTGGTTGATTTTCATAAACTTCTTTAAACGTAAATCTATCTGATTCCAAATAACTTAGTGTCCATGTATTTGCACTTGCGTTTTTAAAATTAAAGTTATACGTAAAACCACTTTCAATACCATTAAATTCAGGTTGTTTAACAAATCTTTCAACTTCATAGTCTACAGGATTACCTAAAATATCAGGTAATATGTCCCCCTCATATCTTATTAAACTATCTTCTCTATCTAAAAAATCCCAATTCATATCTAAAGCAACATTTATTTTTTTACTTAAGTTTGAATTTACTATTTTATACTTATTCACAATCATCTATTGTTGGGTCATTAACTTGTGTGAAGGTTTGGTCTACATTACTTCCTTCAGGTATTAATCTGAAAATAAAATTTTCAAACAAATAATGTTTATTATTTAAAAATGGATTATCAACACCAATCCCATCACTATCAACATACCCGTAAGGGTAAATATCCCTCCATATAAACTCTTGGTTTAAATTTGAGTAATAACTATAGTAAGGTAAGTTATCAATGACTTGTCCATCACTTTCTTCAACATACGACGAAAAACTTCTAAGTTGTAATTTATAATGAGGGTTATAATAATAACCTCGTTTATAATCTACACCAGTGTTAAAAATTACCGTGTTAAACCTTATCTTATGATAATATTCTGAAATTACAACTTCTTCTTGGGTTATATTATTCCATTCACACAAAGGTCCATTTATTGAATCATTAATATTTAATGGGTCATTATAATAAAAACGAGTAATTAATTGAGCAGTACCATTATTAATGATTGCACCAGGTTTAATAAACATTTCTCGACTAATATCAAAATGTGAATTAGGGTTTTCAGTCCACCATGTATTAACATTAGGACCAATATTAAAATGCCAACCTTGTCTTAGTTCGTCAAACCAACCAAATCGACCTCGATTAACTATAGTAACATATAATTCAGTCAGGGGTCTTTTAAGATTATCCCTTAATTGTGAAACACTGAAATCATTTTTAAATGATAAATTATAAGTTTGATTAGATTCCTTAACTGAAACTCTCGGTCTAAAATTTGGTGTTAAAGACGATGATTCATATTTTGTTTTTTTTCTAAATCCATTATTTTCAAATCCAGCATTAGTTAGAATTGCGTCATTATAATCACTAACAATAAGATGTTTTCTGATATAATATTTAGATTTAGATTCTTCAGGATTTGCTTTATTTATAATTCTTTTAAATGTTCCATTAGCTCCGTCATCAAAAAGTCCACAAGTAAATCCAATATTAAATATTGTAAATATTCTTTCAGCCGAACCAGCAAATTCATTACCTAATGTGTAAACATCAAATATATTTTGAGTGTTACATGAAAATGATAATTCAATACTATCATCTGCTGATAAACCATGAGGATATGGACAATTAAAATAAATCACAGGATGTCCATTAATTACTCCATTAGTAATATAAAATGGTATTCCATCACCAACAATCCAATTAAATAATTCACCATTTGGTTGGACATATTCAAGTTGTTGTTCATAATCATTTTGATAAGGATATGACAAATAAACAAACCAATTATAAAATGATGCGTCTTTTGGGTCAAATAAAATATGTGGGGTTTCGTTAGGTGCCGCAACAGTGTATCCTGAAACATTAGAATCAGTCCTTATAAAACAAAATTCATTGTACTGAGGATAACCACCCCAAGCAATTTCATTATCAGGATTTTGTTGGGATGATTGTTCAATACGATATTGTTCAGGATTAACATAATATAAGTTACGATTAATCGGTGGATACGGAGCGTATTTAGGTCCAGTAAATCCACTGTAAGCATTTTGAAAAATAAATGTTAACTTACATGTTGGTACAAATTTATTAGCCCTTTGTCTATCACTATCAAAAAGACTATCCAAATCGACAAGTAAATTTCTGTCATATTCGGTAAATTCTTTTTGGGTGTTTTGTAAAGTTACCGGCAATGTTGCCGATACGTCATTTGCACCGGCAAATCTTAACGAACCCTTTATTATCCTTATTTCATTTTGATTACTCAATTATTTCTTCGGTATTAACATATTTTATTCTAAACTTATCCATAGCACTCGCGCCTTTTTTCAAACCAAAATAAAAATGGAATGGGTCTCCGACTGTAAATGGAGCATAATCATATCCTGAAGGTAAATTTTTAGTTGGTAATCCATTTTCAAAATTTATGATAGTTCCTCTAAAATTACTAGCATTAATTCCATCGGGTTTAAAGTATCTTGATGCTGAATTAATTCTATCCATCTTTTGATATTCGTAATTAAAAAATTCTTGTGAATAATTACCACTACCTGATGGATATTCTGTTTTCCAATTATTGTTTTTACCCCCAAAAATATTTTCTCCGTCAATTAAATTCCATTGGTAAAATGGGACATTTTGTGTTTTTGTTGGTATTTCCACATAATAATAGTATTGAGGCATCGTTACTGATGCGTTATCAACAATAATTGTTCGTCTAGGTGATATATAATCTCTATCTTGGGTATTACCTGTTAAGAATACACCGAATATTGGTGTACCAAATGAATTACTAAAATATATTGGTTGATATGATGAATCCGCAGGTTGTGAATAATTTGATATATTAAATTCAGTAATACCAAATTCCGAATTTATTGATAACATTTGTGGATAGTCTCCATCAGTATTACCAGGCAGAATATTAACACCATTACTCCATCTTTTATTATAGAAAAATGCAAAGGTGACAATATCAGGTATTATCGCAGTTAATATACCTTCCCAAAAATTTTTCTTAATAATCCTACTTAGTATATATAAGTTAAATAACTCACTAACATCTTTAAATGATGTTGATGGTAGTTTTGAAACTATATAACCATCATATTCATCTGTGTTAACTATTTCTTGTATAAAAGAAGCTTTAGGTCCTAAATCCATAATTGTTGTTGGACTTTGTAAATAAGCTTTATTACCAACTGATGTAATTTCATTATCCCTACCTATAAATCTTCCAGACACTGAATATGGACTACTTCTATAATAGAAATTATTACTTGTTTCATGAAGGTATATAGTATCTTTACAGTATATACTATATGGTCTATTTTGAATATCAAATAATCTTTTGTTCTGAAATGGGTACGCAAATAATGTTCCATTAATCCAACTGTTAGAATATGAATGTGAAAATACATCCATACACGCAGCATTACTAATTTTATTCCTATTTGTCCATTCAAATATATTTGCTAAATCTTTAGGTAAAGAAGCAAACGCTCTTGATACTAAATTATAACAACCTGTACCATATTTAAAATATTTTAGTTTACCTGGTTCAGGTTCCATAATTTCCAAGAAATTAGGTGCAATTGAAGGGTTACCATTTGAATCAACATCATAACATGCTAATGTAACTGATTTCTCACAGGATGTTACAGATTCTAATACTGTGTTATAAGGTACAAACGCATTTGCGGATTCATTATCAGCTTCTGTCGGGTATTGTGTTACATTTGTTAATGAAGTAACATTTCCTGTATCACTAAATGAAAATACTGCAAATTTACTGTTTTGATGCAGTTGAAAACTATTAGGTCCTGAAATATCTTCACTAGTTGATGTTGGCATTCTTTCACTTCTAACAACAATTTTATTCCTATTGTTAAAATTAATTGAGTTGTAAACCGGAGTATTTGATGGCGGTGGTGTAATTGTTCTGTACGATGGTGAGAAATAAGATATAATAGGGTCGTAAGTTCTCCACTGAGCACTATCACTACAGTTTTCGTCAACTTGCCACCAACCATCTAATTTAAATTGGTATACTGAACCACCATCGACAGTAAACCCATAATTATATCCATTACGCACTGGATAATTATTCACAATTGGTTTATCATTAAATGATGTAAAATAAGCCATCGGTGAATTTGGGATATTACCACATTCATCAGTTGCACTACCACTAGGACAAGCTTCTGTTGTTGAGAAATCGGATATAAAAAAATTACTAATATTACTATTACCTCCAACTTGAAGATATCCATTTTGGGTTAGATACATATTACCTTCAAAAGCCGCATATCCAGGTTCATTAGTATTTGTATATTCAACAGGAATACCACTATTACCAAAATTTTTAGTATCTAATGCTGAATAATATGTGTGTAAATCAGATGTAAAAGGAACAAATCCATCTGAATAATTAAACATATAAGATTCATAAAATATTGTTGATAATAATTCATCAACACTATTATTTGTTTGTAACTGATTCTGTCTAGTCACCATTTTTTGTTGGGCAGGAATTAAACCAGGTTTATATTGTCTAGGTATATTAAGTTTATAATATCCTTCAACATAATTATTACTACCTTCGAAACTAGCAATCAAACCACCAAATGTAATTTTTTGATAAACTCTAGGTGAATGAACATCAACTCCTCTCATTAATAACGCGACTTTAATTCTAGGCATACCATTACCCTGTATAAGACTAGCAATTGGAGCTCTCCAACCATACCCATCAATCCATCCTGAATTATTTCTAACTAATTGGAACATACAGTTTATTCCATAAGGAGTGTAATTATACATTGAGTATTCATCCGTAAATCCTCCGATTCGGCTCAAATCTATTGTTGTTATAACTTGGAAATATTCAATATCTGAAGGAAAATATGTTACAGCGTTAACTTGGGTATCAGCAGTTATTACATATGTTGTTGTATTATTTGTTGGCACACCCATGTTAGGGTCTAACCAATTAACTGTTGCAGTATATCCAACAAGATTTTCTCCGTTATAAACCCCATCAGGTACAATTGAGCCTGTAGTTCCAGTCGTATTAAAAACACTAATGTTATTTCTATCATTAGATAAACTAGGGTCTTGAAAAGATAAGATTGTGCCATTATCAAATGTTTGTCCTTCGTCCAAAACAATAAACATACAATTATCATAATGATATTTATTTGGATTTAATTCAGGTTCAATTTGAACTTTAATACCTCTTGGTATCGTGCTATTACCAAGGTCAGGATTGTTTCCTTGAATCAATTTAGGAACAAAATAATAACTATCAAAATTTAATTTATTTAAATATTCTGAAAAAGGTAAAGATGTTGAAAATTTTCTTTCGTTATACTCAATGTCCCCATCTCCCGTAGCAACCGTAGTTGTAATAACAAGAAATGGTGTTCTTTTTCGAACTCCAGATAAACCAGCGTTACCCGCAAGAATAACTGGTACATAATCAGTATCATTAAGGGTATTGAAATCAACATTAGGACTACCTAAATAATATTCAAAACTAGTAGTATCAGCTAAAATAGATGCCTGTAAATCTTGGTAAGGAGTATATTGAGATACTATTCCAGTATCCGCAGTTATTCCATCAGGGCTACAATTACATCTTTCACAACCATCTTCAGTATATAATAATAACGCTAAATTAATATTCAAAAATGGATTATTTTTAATCAAACTTCTAAAATCACTAACAGGCGGACAATCCTTTTCAGCTTTATTAAATTTTCTACGAATCCAATTAAGAAATGAACAAATACCCCTAATAAACACTTGTACCACCCAAAGTATTACAGCAATAATTGGACCTAAAACCAACCAGAAAAAAGCTAATGTGTGAATAGTAGGTGTTATCGCAAGTAATACATATTTTATAAGTTCCATTAACATATTATAAAATACAAACTGATAAGATGTTCGATAAAATACATCATTAGTTGGGAACTTATTATAAGTTCCATTACACTTGGAATCTTGTATATTTTTAACTTGTATAGTACTTGATGGTCTTAGACCACCAGCATACCTATCAATCATCTGACTTACAGTATACACTTTATTATAATACATTTCCATAAATGTATCTTTACATAAAATAGCGTCATCAATATCTGCATAATCTAACCAGTCAAGACTAAAGGCATATGATTGTTCTAACTTATATCTTGTTTTTAAAATTCTAAGGAATTGTATTTGAGTTGGAGTTTCAAAATCTGTCTTTTCCCAAACTATCTGAAAATTAGTATAACCATTTACAAAATTTTTACTTAAGTATTGTCTACCGTCAGGATAAAATATTTGTAATTTTTCAGCGTTACTTGTTTGATTAATTCTATAAACATATTCATTTAAATCATTTTGATTTACAATTGAAAATAAAGTTGTTTCAGTTGTATATAAATCAGGACTCGTAACAATATCATTACCATCGTATAGACTTACATTTATTGGGTCGATATCACTACTGTCCCATCCATGTTCTTTAATATTAGGTACTAAAAAATAAGCTCTTTTTGTCTGTTCCGATATTTGTGGTGATTGGTCCCATTTAATTTTAAATCGATATTTACTCGTAGTCGGTATGCCAAGATTAGGATTATTACTTATTTTTCGGTTACCTTCTTCATCTGTATAAACATAGTTCAAATTCATAGGAACTTCAGTTACCCAAGCCCCATCTTCATCAATTATTTTTCCACCATTTTCTAATTTGTACTCTTCAAGAACTGGCAATCCATCGGCATCTTCAATTGGTGTTTGTCTTATCGCTAGAATTTGTCCCGGTCCTGTTGTTAAATCACACATTTCACCAATAGATTTTTTAACCTTACAAGGATTTCTATCTTGTGTTGCCTGAGAAGTTCTATTAGGTTCAACTTTTAATTCATCTTGAGTTGAAAATATTGAACCTATAAAAACTGCAGTGGGTTGTATTAATATATTCCTTTCAGATGTTAAATCAAAATCGGTTCTAACAATTGCATAATCACAAATTTCTTGTTCACCATAAAATGGTTGTACTTGTATTGTTTTAGAAATTGTAACAATTTGAGGTAATTCACTATAGTTAGTTGAAAATTTAAATTGTGCTCCATCAAATTGGGACTCATTAGCAATACCCATTCTAATTAAGTCTTGGGGTGTCATTGAAAATTCACCAATATCTGATAAATCAACTTGCATGAACAATGTCTGTTGACCAGGTGGGACACCGAAAATCATAAAATCACCTGAATCATTAGTACTAACTGTAAATTTATAGTACTTGTCATAAACTTGTATAACAGTATCATTCACTAAAGCGTCGTCCCTATCAGGGAAAGTACCAACGGGTATGTGTCCGTTATATGATGGACTATATGGTAATAAATTATATTTATATCCGTCTTCGTTTACATCATTAACTGTTCTGTAAGGATATAACGTACTAATAATAGTATTGTCAGCATCCAAATCGTCAATACCTATAAAAATAGATAATTTAACGTTTGGTAGTCCAAATCCATTATTACAAAAAACTCTACCAACGACAACACCATAATTTGCACAAGACCTTGTGTATAAATTATTAGGCGAGATTGTTAAAGACAATAATTCTAATGTGTCAAAATTTTGTTCTAACTTAACCTGAATGGTCTTGTTTACCCCTAACTCGGTTCTAATTCTATATGATGATGACATGTGTGTTTTTTAATAAATATTTTAAACACACTTTTATAAAAATAAACAATCTTAACTAAAGTTAACTGAAGATAAGTTCTTTACTAAAATTCTAATATCTTTATTAGGAAACCTAATATCGTAAGTTTGTGTAGGTTGTGCAAAAATAGTATCGTCTATTAATTCGATTTGTTTAGTTGATGTATTTGAATACCTTTGTGATGTTTGAGATGATGAATATAACCCACCAACTTTGTTATATGCTTTAATATCAGCAACAGTGATTACACCATTTTCATCTTGTACTAATCTTCTTATTTCTGATACATAAACATTTTGTCCCATATTACGAGTTGTAGGACTCATATATTCACTAATCTTATCAATTAAATTTGTAATAACAACTCCTTGGTTTTGACTGGCATCCAATACTACAGATATATCAAACGCCAAATCAATAACTTCAGCACTAGATATAAAAATATAATCATTAATCATTCTGTAGTTAGAAAGATATGTTGCAATATTACTTTTAAGTGAATTTGATATAGTACTAGTTAAATTACCTTCGGTATCGTAAGATAAAATATTAATATTAATCTTATTGTCTTCTTCAGTTATTGCTACTTTAGCAGGTGCTCCAAACTGTGAAGGCATTTTTCTTAATATTGCGTCATAATCATTGATAGTTACAGCTCTGTTTTGCGCTGCAAAATTAAAACTAACTAAATTTCTAATTTCTTCAATTGTTGGTGCGTCCGCTCCACCAATAGCCGCAGTAATATTATTACAACTTAATGAATCTATTGTATTATTATTTTGATTTGAGTTTGGTCCATTAACTGAAAAATTAATAGTTCCAACTTGATTAATTATACCAACACCTAAATTACTTTGTAATCCTCCACCAACTCGATATTGTATAAATAAAGTAGTATTTGGTTGGATTGTCGCACCTAATGAAAAATTATTTTGATATTTTGATATATCTAATGGCGTCCCATTTCTAGAATATTCTCTTAATAATTCATCAGTAGATGTATTACCACCACCAAAAGTCATCTTTAAAAATGATTGTGGAGTATATTCTGTAATAAATTTTTGGTTTGTTTGTAAATATTTTCCAACTTTAATACCTGGATTGTCAGAAGTTTTTGTAGTATCTTCAATAAAAATTCTATCTTCTGCTAAAGCTTGTACTTCATACCATCTATTATTTTGTCCTAAAAATTCTTGGACTGTAGGAATGTTGGTATAATTTGTGCCGTTTTTAACTAAGACACTTGTAATACCTAAAACATTTTTTTCAGGTAAAAAAACTTCTAAGAATGGTCTTGAGTCAGCTTGAGTAATTACTTTTTTGAAAACTCTCGTAACACCATTAACAACAGGTTCTCTTTTAACTATTGTATAATTAATAAGAGTACCATTCGCATTGAAATTTGGTATTTTTAATCTGTTAGGAAATCCTTCAGCATTAAATGGTGATGAAAAATCAACGTCGTATGGAGTTTCAAATGTTTGTCCAGCCCCTAAAACCTGACTACCCCTTCTTAATATACCACAATATTCTAAGTTTTCACTATCACCCTCACCAAGAGCTGGAACAGTGATTGAAAAGTCAACTAACGCAATTGATGGTCTTAATCCAGGAATTTTTAATCCGTAAGTTCTAGCAATATTATATATTGATGAATTTTTTTGAGCGTATTGTAGAACAGTTTCCTGTAAAGACCTGTCAATATTAAAATTTAGGTTATCCGTAACCGCAGCATTTAAATCTAAAAAAACAGAAAAAACAGATGCATCATTTGTGTTTTGAATTAAATCAGGGTAATAAGTTTGTACAAAATTAATAAGTTCCAATCTAATTGACTGGAAATCTCTTGTGGTATATGAAATCTGTTTTGCCATTTTATATATTAATAATTATAAAGTCAGATGTATTAAACACATTACTTGTAACATTATAATTTATAGTTACTTTTGCAGTATGTTCATTAGTTGCTAAATCGGGTAATTTTAAACCATCAGTTTCATTAAACGTAGTTAAATTTGAACCACCATCAGGTGATATTATAGGTTCAACCTTCACAGAAGTAATTTGTAAATTTGGAATATATTTTTGTACCGAATCTTTTATTTCAGATTCAATGTCATTAAATGTTGGACCATCCAATGGTTCAAAAATATATTCATATAATCTTGTACCAAAATCAGGCATAAAGTATCGGGTACCTTTTTTAGTTAAAAGAAGATGAGTTAAATTAGTTTTAATTTCTTCTTCAGAATAATCTGTAAGGTCTAAATATTTCCCATCAAATGAATCTCTAAAAGGAAATGTTATACCATATGTTTTACCGTTAGCCATATTTCATAAATAGTATGAAATTAAAAATCCCGACCTAGCTCGGGATAACACATCGGATTTTTTTAAGAAGAACATCCAAAACAATCAAATTCACTATTTTCAGG